GCTTGTCATCGCCGGGCTGGCGATCCTCACGACATTGACAATGGCAAGGAGGGCAGCATGAGCGGCTACATGAGCGGATTGCTCAACGGCAAGCCTTGCTGGAGTCCGTCGGCACGTACTCGGGAATACGAGTTTGGCCCGGCTGCGACAAACGAAACGGAGAACCAGGCAATACTGCGCGAGGCTGCGCAGCTGGTAGCCGACGCCGTCCGGCGGGGACTGGCACGTCGGGCAGATGAGCCCACGCTGACCGAGGCGCAGGCCGGTGCCATCCTGGACAAGGCGGCGTCTGGTGGATTGTTTCGGCGGCGTGCACCGCGCCAGACTAAGTTCTGTGCGTGCGGTGAACTAATGGGGCGCAGGGCGCTTAAATGCACCGCGTGCTGGGACCGCGAGCGTCAGCCGCGCATCCGGGCACCAAAGCCGCACAAGGTCCGGTTTTGCGGATGCGGCGTGCAACTGCCGACGGCATGGAGTCAGCGCTGCATTGATTGCCGAAGGCCCATGAAGCCTTGCACAGCCTGCGGGACAATTTTTAGACCAAACGAGAAAAAGGCTAAAGCATGCTCCCGGGAATGCCTACAGACTCTGCTGTCTCAGGCGCAGCTGGCGCGCGTCAAAACGACGGTCAAAATCCCGTGCATGGTCTGCGGCATTGAGTTTGCCAACTATCGCAAGGGCAAAGGCCCGCGCAAAACGTGCAGCATGGAGTGCAAGCGCAAGGTCGCACAGTTGAACGCAAAAAACTTTAAGGCTAAAAAATGACTTACGACGAATACATCACAGGAAAGCAAAAGACCGTGCGGGATGCCGGTTTTGAGCCTTTGCCGATCATTGCGCCGCTTTTTGACTGGCAAGCGCACATCGTGCGTTGGGCGGTTAGGAAAGGGCGTTGCGCACTGTTTGAGGACTGCGGACTTGGCAAGACTGCCCAGCAGCTCGAATGGGCGAGCCAGGTAGTGCAGCACACTGGCGGCAGCGTGCTTATCCTGACTCCTCTTGCGGTGGCATCTCAAACAGCTAGGGAGGCGCAGAAGTTTGGCATCGAAGCAAAACAGATCGCGAGCGGTGACGAAATTACCGCACCAGGAGTTTGGATCACAAACTACGAGAAGCTAGAGCATTTTGATTGCTCAGTGTTTGCCGGGGTAGTTTTGGACGAGAGTAGTATTCTCAAATCCTTCACAGGAAAAACGAGAAAAGCACTGACATATGCCTTTTCGCAGACACCGTACAGGCTCGCATGTACCGCGACACCGTCACCGAACGACTACACTGAACTCGGGCAGCACGCTGAGTTTCTTGGCATCTGCTCGCTTGCTCAGATGCTTGCGACGTTCTTTGTGAACGACACGTTTAACACTGGCGACTGGAGGCTTAAAAAGCACGCTGAAAGCGAGTTTTGGAAGTGGCTGGCAAGTTGGGCCGCGTGCGTTTCAAAGCCGTCTGATATTGGATTTGAAAACGATGGGTACGATCTGCCATCACTCAACATGCAAACGATTCTAGTGGACGCTGACATCAGCACAGACACCGGGGACGACTTGTTTCGCATTGCCACGCTATCCGCGACGACGATGCACAGGGAAATGCGCATGACATCGGCAGACCGATCCGATGCTGTCGCAAATCTAGTGAACGGATCAGATGAACCTTGGATTGTGTGGTGTAACACAAACGACGAAGCAGACAATCTTGCCCAGCGAATCCCGGATGCGATTGAAGTGCGTGGCTCGGATGCGCCATCCCGCAAAGAGTCTTTGCTGTCCGATTTCAGCCAAGGACGGGCTCGCGTCATTATCACAAAGCCAAGCATTGCTGGGTTTGGGCTCAACTGGCAGCACTGCCGCAACGTGGCGTTTGTGGGGCTCTCCTACTCGTTTGAGGACTTTTACCAAGCTTTAAGGCGGTCTTACAGGTTTGGGCAAACGCAAGAGGTGAACGCCTACATCGTGCAGGCAAAGACGGAAGGAGCCATCCTTCAATCAATCAGACGCAAAATTGAGCAACATAAGAAAATGCAAGAGAACATGAAACTAGCAGCAGCAGAAATGACTTTTCAGAAGTCCGAGACAGTGGAAGCGGAAACCGGAGTGGAAACGTACACCGGGAACAACTGGACAGTGCATCACGGTGACTGTGTCCGAGTGGCAAAAACGATCCCGACTGGCTCAATTGACTTTTCAGTTTTCAGTCCGCCGTTTGCTGACTTGTTTACTTACTCAAACGATCCGCAAGACATGGGAAACTGTGACTCAATGGCAGACTTTATGGTGCACTTTGATTTTCTGATCCAGGAGTTCAAACGGATCATGCAACCTGGGCGCGAAGTCGCGGTGCATTGCGTGGACCTTCTTTCGACAAAATGGAAACACGGCGCAATCCAGTTCCAAGACTTTAGCGGGGAGATCATCCGAGCCTTCTGGAAGCATGACTTCCTGTTTCACTCTCGCATCTGCATCTGGAAGAGTCCGGTAACAGAGATGCAGCGCACCAAAGCGCACGGGCTACTCCACAAAACGCTGAAAACCGATTCATCCAGTTCGCGAGTTGGTTGCGCTGATTACTTACTCGTGTTTCGCGCTCCGGGGGAAACGGTGGTGCCAGTGACAAAGGACGGATCAGAGTTTCCAGTTTCTTGGTGGCAGGAGGTAGCGTCTCCAGTCTGGATGACAGTTGACCAAGGGCGAGTGTTAAACGGCGAAGTGGCACGCGACCAAGCCGACGAAAAACACATTTGCCCGCTTCAGCTTGACGTGATCGAACGCGCCATCACGCTTTGGAGTAACCCGGGCGACTTAGTTTACTCGCCGTTTACGGGCATCGGTTCCGAAGGGTACGGCGCTTTGACCCTTGGCAGGCGTTTTGTCGGGTCTGAACTTAAAAAGTCCTACGCAGAACACGCCGTTACGAACCTGCGCAACATTGAAGCTCAACCCAGCCTATTCTAATGAACATCCGACATTCCTCACTCCCAAAACTGGCCCTGTGCGGCCAGTACCAAGGCGCTTCTGGCACGTCCGAGGCCGCCGCACGCGGCACTATGCTGGACCGTGTTTTCCGCGACGCCTGGACGACCGGCGAGCTGCCGCGTGACCTTAACGACGAGGACACAGCAGCAGTGCAATGGGCCATCAACAAGTGCATCCTGCTCAACGGCGGCGCTGACCGGCTGACGACCGACGAGGCCGACTGCAAGGTCCGCACAATCGGACTTGACCACGAGGGCACCGCTGATGGCGTGGCAGTGCGCGGGCAGTGGTCAATCGACCTCAAGAGCGGGCAGGTGTACGACTACGCCGCACAGATGGCAGCCTACGCACTGGGGCTGATGCAGACGCACTTTGTGGGGTACTGGACGACGCATTTGCTGTTTTGCGATCAGAAGCAGGTTGTCAGTCACCGCTGGAGTTACCAAGAAGCGCACGACCTAGTGCACAGCGTGCTTGCCAACGTGGGCACCGCGCCGGTTGAAAACGAGTACTGCGGCTGGTGTGCAAAAAGCCTGACCTGTCCTGCGAGAGTTGCCAGCAAAGACAGCGCGCTGGTGACCGTTGCCGGGCTCGCGCCGACAGTCCAGGACGAGGGATTTCTGGCACTGCTCAATGACCCAGACCGGCTCGGGCAATTCTTGGCAGCGTGCCAGACGCTGGACGACTTCCGAGACGCTGCCAAGGAGAAGGCACGCGGATTGCTTGAAGCTGGCGTGAAGGTGCCAGGCTGGAGACTGCAAAAGCCGCGTGCAAGCGAGTACATCGAGGCCGAACATATCGCGCAGGCAGTGCGAAACGGTGCAATCGGTGCCGGTGACGCGATTCTAGCGCAAGGCTCGATCAGCCTTAAAAAGGCGCAATCTCTTTGGAGTGCAGCCGGTGCAGTGCTGCCGGATGAGATTGTGCAGCGAAAGATTGGGCAGGCTCCACTTGTGGCATCAAAATGAGCACTCAAAACTACATCGCCATCGACCCAGGCGTGGGCGGCGGCATTGCCTACACCGACACCGACGGCAGCGTGCATGCACTGCCGATGCCGGAGACGCTGCATGACCTCGACACGCAGTTTCA